TTATTACACCCCACCTGATTAATACTGTTTTCCTGATTTGTAGCAATTCGCAAATTATATCTTCGGTTGTTTAAACCGTTCCTGTCCTCATGCTCGGCGGCTAATTTTGGATCAGTCAGACCCAGTATTACGCGGGCCATACCTACCGTGGCTCTTTTGCCCTTCGCTCTAACCGTTCTTACCGCGTAGTAACAACTGTATCCGTATGCAGCGTGCCATCTGAATTGATTCAAATACTCGAAGTCTTCCTCGTCCACCTGAGCAAATAGCCCCTTATCTAACCTAATTAATTTAGCATCTGAGTTTAAGTTTTTGGGCTCAGGTTCTGGAAAATTCAATCGGGTATCAATTCCGTTCAATTTGACAATTCGATCATACTCCTTTGCCCCTTCTAACTCTGTTTTAAATGTTCCCAGATGGTGAGTTTTGCCATCATATCTAATTCGGGCTTTAAACTTTTGAACTTGCTTGTCAAATCCTACGCCAATGTATTTTCCTTTTTTGGCATTGTACTCATTAGGTTTTATTTCAATCATAGCTTTTAAATTAAAAACCCATCCGTGACAGGGTGGAGCCTGTGACAAAATGGGTTTTATGGCAAAGTGCCAATATCTTTAAAACCACGCTCCACCGTGATTCTGCTTTGTAAAGATATAAAAAGTTAGGCAAAAAACAATTCCTTTTATGCCTTATTTAGCCTTTAATATCTTTATTTTCAATCTATTTACATTAACCCCTCCATTGTCGGAGCATATCGGATATTGTCAGACAAGAAGTAAGGAAGATTAGCCCATCCTGCCGCGCGTTCTTGGTTTTTAGCTACCCAATTGCTGAAGCCTTCCGGAACATTCTCAATAATGCTTACCCCTTTTAAGAAATCATCTTCGGTACCATCAAGTATTGACTGTTGATATTTTCCAAACTCTTCGAGATCCATAGTTATGGCAATGGCGTGGCACAGGCATTGAACGTGAAACCCTGTGAATATAAATTCCTTTGGATAATCGCCCTGAAGGTCATCGCACATGTCATCAATCTTGTGCTCTCCTGATAGTTCAATCCTGTATCCTTTGATAAAACCTAACTGGCTCCATCTATTGTGGTCAGCCATTCGATAGGCCATATTTGTCTCAGTGACGGCTAACCGGCGGGCGTTCTTGTACGAGGACCGGTAAACCCCTTGTCCGGGATGATACGCTTTAGCCGCTTTCGACCATTCAAGTTCTCCGATCTCATTTCGTACCCGTCTGAACAGCATTTCGGGCTCTTTTAAGTACTGCCTGATCCTTTGTGATACAATGGCAGCACTATCGCCGTTTAATAGCCCATATCCCACGTGTACTTCAAGCTCTGACTGTAATTGAGCTGATAACTTCCAAACCCGATCGGATAAGTTAATCCCGTTTATCTCACGATCATTGAAAGCCTTTAACGCTGACTCGTTGCGATTGGTCCAGTCTGGCTTTGCTTTGAGTACTTCAAGATTCTTTGTGAAGCTGCTGACCAGCGCGTCATTTTTGTTGTTGGATAACCCCCACTCTGTCTCATTGCCTCCTTTGATGGTCTGATAAACATTGTCATGGAAATCGTTGATAATTACGCCTATTTGCTTTGCCAATACCGGATTCTCACTAAATGCGAAAGCCCTACTGAACTTCGCGGTCGGATTCTCAACCATTGCAGCGGCCTGAGTCCCGGCTTTGATAAAAGCGGATTCAAGCTTCTTGGCATAAGCTATCAGGTTGTCAATATGTTTTTGGTCGTAGGTCAATTGTAAATAGCCGTTTTGCCTTTGTGGTAGTACTTTTCTGTCTCGGTCAGGATCTCGACAACAAGCAAATAGATGTAATTTCTGAGTCTTGAGGCTAACTGGGATTGCCCGTTATCGATCAGCAGGAACTCAGTTACCAGATCATCCGGGTTGAGCTTGTTCAGACTAAACAGCCTGTAAAATGGATTGCTCTTAAACTCGCTGCCTCTTTCGGCTACGTCGAGTACCATCTGCCTTTTACCAAGTTCCGCTTGGATCTTGTTTGTCAATAACGTTCTGAATTTGTCGGAGGTCAAGAGTTCCTCCATGGTTGTAGGTTTCATACGGGTTTATAGTTTACATAGTTTGGATATTTGGCCTTACATTTTTCACCCGTTCCTGTAAATAGAATACTTCCGGTTATGCAATCAACTACATGGTATTCATCCTTTCGCTCTTGCATACCCTTCAACGTTGTATCGGCAAGGAGTATTGCGACAGGGTTTTGTTCACCATTCGAGGAAACCGGGTACTTAGCATTACATTCTTCTCTGGTACCTGAGAACACTATGCCTCCCGTCAAAAGTCCGACAACAGTGCAATCTTCACCATTCCCGATAAATAAATACCGCCCATTTCTGAGATTACACGCCTCTTTACTAATTAAACGCTGCTTTCTTTCACACAATTCGTTATATTCAGTAATCCACTCCACGGGAATTCTCTCCTGTGACTGTGTCATTCGCTCAATCGCTTCGTTAATATTGGTTATTCTTTGCTCTTCCCAGAGATATTTTGGCATAATCCCGAGAGCTGGTTTGTTGTAAATTCGTGCCATTACACAAAGGTTTTAGTTTCAGATAATTCAATTTCATCATACCAAAGAGAATCTCGTAACATGTCGAATGTTACTTTATATTGGATATGGTCGGAGGCAAACAGGTAGTCGATATCAACCACTATGCCAACGGGGGAGTCAGGCAAAGCCCCATAAACCCGTTGCCCAATCTTGTATACTGGTTCGATTATCATACGGCGCTTCCTACTATTGATTCGATTGCATCTTTCTTGATCAGCAATAACTCCGCATCAACATTGGATACTAAAGGATTGCGCCTTACCCCTGTTTCGGTTGACATAACACCGGCAGTCTTGGCAACTGAGATAATATCAACTTCTTCCTTCTCGTTGACTGGCAGATACGGAGTGAAGACCGGCACGAGATCCAGTTTAATGGCCGCTTGAGCAAGGCTCGTCTCGATCACGTTTGCGATCATTGCAATAAGCAAATTGATACGACGTTGTACGCCTTCGCCGAATGTAGCTTCTTTCTTCCTGGCCTTCATATGCGCGTCAAGGAACATAAGCTTCAAGGCAATGCCCGAAACAGCCCCTAATCCTTTCATCTGGGTGAAGGATATGTCTGGCGTTTGCGTCAGTGCATAGATGGAATCCTTCAATACATCCCATTCGAGTTTTACCGAATCAACAGCGTTAGTACTTTCGAGGTATTCGATCTTTCCATCTTTGCTCACTTGCAGAACCTTTCCTTGTTCCCCTTTACTTGCGAAGCCCTGTAGCTCTCCCGTTACAACCGTTATCGGGGCACCTGAATAGTCGTTACTATCCGAACGATTAGATACTGCGGTTTCGAGTCTCTCGATAAGCGGCTGAACTTTATACCAATCCGGTTCATTCTGTTTGTAGTAAATAATTGGTATTTTCTTGACTGCATTTGTCTTTATCTCAACCGTTTGTGCACTCCCTATCGTTGTGTACTTGATCGTTTGATCAGCTGTATAGATGTCGAAGTGTGATTCTACTACACCGCTGTTCGTGATGGCATATTCCCGACTAAAAGCAACCATGTCTCCGGTTCCGTCAAAATACGGGTAAAGCAAATCACCTAAAGATTCTGCAAGGATCTTCATTTTTGGTTTAAATTTACCCTTTGAGAGATCACCCCAATAACCCTCTTCGGCATCAACAAGGTACCACAGTTCCGCAACCTCACACTCGGAAAACATCTTTGTAGCAACGTCCTGATTGCGATAGTCCATTTTGGTTTTGTTCCAAATCTTTTTAACCATGGCAATCAGCTTCTTTTGCTGTTCGCTGTCATCGCCATCCTGCGGAAACAGCTCGATCGGATTACCAAGCAAAAAGCCGATGCCCCGCTCAGTGATGACCTGTTGGAATGAAAAAGCTATTCTCGCAACTTCTTCCTGAGCTGTAGTGTAGATTGGTTCTCCCGCTTCATTCTTTTGCCCTGACGCTTTGTTAACCATCTTCTTTGGTCGTTTAGCCTCGTCGAACACGTTGTGCAATAACGGATCAATCTGTTTAAGCAGATCAGCATTTGCCACCTTTGGCTTGACTTTGGTTGTCAATTCCTTCTTTATCGCTGCGAAGTCACTGAGAGCGAGTATTTCTTGTAGTGTCATATCATTAAGGCTATTTGGTTGATATCAATACTATTAACGTCTGAATAATCAAAATAAGAACGCATTAAAAACAAATCCCGCCAGTCCGGAGAGTGGCCAATATCTTTTTTTATTTCTTCCTTCGGTTTCAGTTTTAACTTACCGTCTGAATCAGCTTCCCACGTCTGTAGTTGCTCGAGCTCAACAACGAGATTGTCTTTTTCTTCCTGACTTATGTCGGCATCGAAGCCCACTTCATTGTTGTTGATGCGCTCAGCAAGCTTGTAGCCGCATTGTGTTTGAAGGTTCTTATAGTTCTCCCCGTCAAAGGTTTTACCCCCGTTGGAAAAGCCCTTAATTCCGCAATTGTCAACCACCCCGCCTCCGACTCCGTCTTCATCCGCGATGGTGCGGGCTTTTGTAATTACATGTTTTCTTCTCAAATGATTTATTGCGTTCTGAATTTCAGTTGTTTTGCTGATATCAAAAGATAGGGTTTCAATTACTGTCCAGTTATCCCAGACCGCTATGCGGGCTTTGTCTGACCCGAAA